GAATCACAATCTTGGGGCTGTGCCTGAGCTTATTATTTGCAGAAACAGAAGCTCTGGTACAGGCCGTTGGTATGTTTACCCAGGACCTCTGTCTAGTTCTGAGCAAAAACATTTTAGACTGAATGAAACTATTGCTGTGAGTAGCAGCGCCAGCCTCGACTGGGCTCCAACAGCCACGACATTTAATGCTGACACGTTTTTAAGCTTGTCAACAAGCGGCACAACTTACATCGCCTACCTTTTTGCTAGCCTTCCCGGTATCAGCAAAGTCGGCACTTATAGCGGCACAGGAACCAATGGCATTAACGTTGATTGTGGCTTTACTGCAGGTGCTCGATTTGTCATGATAAAACGTACAGACAGCACGGGGAATTGGTTTGTCTGGGATTCAAACCGTGGAATTGTTAGTGGCATCGACCCTTATATTTTTCTCAACACTACAAGTGCGCAGGACACAACTACTGATCATATTGATCCCTTGAATTCTGGATTTACAGTAAACGGATCCAACACTACCCAGATCAATGCATCTGGCGGCACCTATCTCTTCCTCGCTATCGCCTAAACATAATTAACTATGGAAATTCGTAATCGTGAAACTGGTGCTGTAACCACCATTAGCCAATTCAAGGCAAGTTACCCTAACACAAGCTTTCCTAAGCAAATTACTAATACAATCCTAGACAGCTACGGCTATGATCCTGTGCTGAATGGAGCAGCAGCAACCGTTACTGCACCGTATGGCGTCAGCACCCGTGATGGCGTTGAAGAAATTAATGGTCAGTGGTTTACCCGCTTTGTTGCTGGTCCCGTCTTTACCGATACCACTGATGATGAGGGTAACGTAACTACTGCTGCTGATAACGAGGCTGCATATCGTGCTCGTATTGACGCAGAAGTTGCAGAACGTGTCCGTGCTGAGCGTAACAAAAAGCTTGTAGATACTGACTGGACCCAACTGGCTGACAGCTCTGCTGATGCAACTGCTTGGGGTACTTACCGTACAGCTCTTCGGGATCTCCCTTCTACTGATGGATTCCCTCATAACATTACTTGGCCCACTGAACCTTCTTAATTATCATGTCTCTTAATTATACCCAAAACGTTGAAATTCTCGGCAAGCCTGGTGTTGCACGTCAACTAGCAGCAGGTGCTACATCTGCTAACACTGCACTTACTGCCGGTGTATTCCGTATTTCTATGCGTGCTGTAGGTGCTGACATCCGCTTTGCTATTGGTCAAGGTAGTCAAACTGCTAACGCCACTACATCTCACTTTATTGCTGATGGTGAGCGGCTTGACTTTTCTATTACTAACAAAGCAAACATTGCCGTTATTCGAGACGCAACGACTGACGGCGTTCTTGAATTGACGGAGCTTAGCTAATGAGGTTAGGTACTACAAGTCTTTCAGTAACTAGACCGGGGGCGGTTCGTAAATATGCTGCTGCCGCTGGTGGTGGTGCTTCAAGCAATGGTTTTGAAGATATTAGTAATTATTCGCACGTAAGATTTGACAGGATTAACGTCGATTCTGGTGATGCAGTCCTTGGTATTGCATTTAGGACTAATGGAACCAAAATGTGGACTGTAGATCAAAACAAACGTCTTAAACAACAAAACTTGTCAACTGCATGGGATATTAGTACTGCTGGATCAGAAACTTCTTCAATTAACCTTGGGTTTGGCAATCCTGTCGATTTTCCTGCACCACGAGAAGTAAGATTTAAACCTGACGGCACAATGTTGTGGGTTAATGATTTTTATGGTGTCATCCGTGAGTATACTACCAGCGCAGCATGGAGTACAACTGGTATGTCTCACACTGCTTCTAGAGATTTTGGTAACAGACTTCAAGGTTTCTTTTGGAAACCAGATGGAACTGCTTTATTTCTTATAGATTCTAGTACAGATAAAATCCACAAAAAAGTACTTGCTACTGCATGGGATATTACATCGACCATTACCTCATCTACGTCGAGTATTGATTTAGACCTTTCTACTACTGCTGGTGAGACATCAAACCAATCCCTCTTCTTTAGCCCGGATGGTTTAAAAGTCTATTTTACTGGAGTAACCACTGATAAAGTCCATATGTATAATCTAGCAACTGCATGGGATATTAGATCTTCTAGCTTTAGCGGTGTTCCTGATGATTATTTGGATATTAGTTCCTATGAAACTGCTGCTCAGGTTATTACTTTTAGCGATGATGGAAAACATTTGTACGTTGGTGGAGCAGCTGGCGATGGTGTTGACCAGTTCAGCCGACCTTAATTTAACAAACTATCATGATCACACTTATCCGTCCAATCCTTTTTTCATTTATCAATTCTGACAAGGTCAAGCGTCTTATCGTTGATCTTTTGACCAAGCTTGCTGAACAAACAGACAACACAGTTGATGATCAAGCTGTAGCGTTTATCGAACGCGGTTTGTTCGGTGGACCCCTGGAGTGAACCACCAGTTCTTCCTTCTCTAATCCTTCCAGCAGCCCCTGAGCTGCCCCAAGCGGTGCTGGAGGTACCAAGGGCTCAGTTACCTAGTTACAAGCCCCTTGTAGTGCCTCCTAGCGCCCTTAGGCCGCCTCCGGGTGTTGAGGGGGTTAACACAGAAGAGGAACCTGGGAAAAAAACCGAGAAAACTAAACCAACACAAACAAAAGCTACAACACCTCCTTTACCTCCAGAGGCACAGATAGTAGAGATTCCGTTTACGGATATTGAGGTGCCTATGCCTACAACTACTATCATGACAACTGCAGCTACAACAGCATTTATTAGTGTTGCCGCCACCCTAACTGCTACGTCTTTGTTCAAATACATTGTAATGATACTCAAACCAGTATTCAAACAAACATGGAACAAGATCACGAAAGGAAAGCAGGATTCATCAAGTTCATCGTCCTTGTCTGGTCAGCAGGACTCCTGACTGCTAGTTATGCCGGATGGATGCCAAAGATGGATCCTACTTATGTCGCCAGCATTTTGAGTGGCACTCTTGCAACATTCTCTATCACACGCGAAAAGAAACAATGAAAAAACTTCTTTTGCTTTTATTTCTTGCTAGCCCTGCAGCTGCACAACAGGTTACACCTAATTTCACCCAGGGTAGTATGCAATCCACCACGACTACCACTGTGGACATCGATCGTACCATTACGACAAACATCTATGGTGGTGATTATAAGTCATGGTCTGGAACCAACGTAACCCCCAGCGGGGATATCCTAGATTCTGCAACAACCTATTCAGTAACTACCGCAGGCGAACAGTTTCAACTGGAGACTGTAAACCGAGTAGCGGGGGTCGTGGAAAACATCGTAATCGACGAAACTATTCAGCAAAGCTCTACTACTACCTCGCTGTCTGTCTTCTCTCAATAAACCCTGTTTACGCTGAAGACCCTAAAGTTCAAAACACATCGAATCCTGTAGCAGCAGCTACGGGTAATGTAACAAATCAGGCGGTGCAATTCCAAAACAATGGTGCACCGTCTCGGCAATACTTTGCAGCTAATAACAGTTGTAACGGAACTACTATGCAGTTTAGCCCGTTTTACATGGGTAACGATACTATTCCTTACGAAAATACTGGTTACGTACGTAGTAATAACTACGGCGTACAGCTGAATTTTTCAGTACCACTAGATGGTGGTATGATTGAGACCTGTAAAGCTATTGCACGTAAACACGAACAAAAAATGCGTCTTAATTACGAGCTTGTTCGTGCACTTAAATGTACTGAGATTATGAAAGCTGGGTTTACCTTTAGACCTGGTTCACGTGTTGAAGTGCTTTGCCACGACATTGTACCTATTGTATCGTTAACCAATGATTGAAGCAGGTGTTTCAGCTGTTATTGCCCTTGTAGCAGCAGGTGCAGCTCTTACAAATAGAGTCCACAACAGAATTAATGATATGGATAAACGTCTAGACACTTTTGAGCTGCGTGTTGCTACAAGTTATGTACCTAAGCAAGACTTTGAAACCGCTGTTCAAAAAATGGAAGACCATATGATCCGTATTGAAACCAAGATTGACCAAATGATCCTGAAAAATGGCTAAGAAAAAAGCTACAGAAGATCAGTTTAACGAACTGCATAACTTGGTTACTAAGGAGTTTCTTGCCCGTATTAAATCTGGTGAGGCTACTACTCAAGACCTAAAAGCAGCTTGTGACTGGCTTAAGACAAATGACATTAGTGGTGTCGCCCTGGAGGGTAATCCACTGTCTAAACTAGCGGCTGTTATGCCCCAGGTAGACCCAGAGCTTGTACAACGGAGGCTACATGGCTCGAACGTCTAAATATAGTGGCGCTAAGTACGCTAACGGTAACTACAAGTCGTATCAAAAGAAGTACGACGCAAGTCCAATGCAGATCAAAAAACGAGCTGCACTAAACAAAGAAAACAGAAAACGGGGTACCTATGGCAATGGTGACGGTAAAGATGTATCACACAAAAAGAATGGTAAAACATTCCTTGAAAAAGCATCCAAAAACCGAGCACGTAAAGGCCGAGCATGACCCCGTTATTTCCTACTCCTGACGACTACCTTTTCAACTTAATAGTTATGACCTCACCAGAAGCCAAGCGCCTGTGGAGGCGCTCTATTAAGGAACACTTTGACCATACATGTATTTATTGCGGAAAAACTTATGACCTTAGTCAGTTATCTATCGATCATGTTCATCCTAGGTCTCGTGGCGGGCAGGATGTCGCAACGAATGTCGTATGTGCCTGTACCCGTTGTAATCAGGAGAAAGGAAGTGCCAACGTCCTTGAATGGATGAGGTATAAATTTGGAGTCAATAGGCTCCGTGAAAAAGTTTTATTGGAGCATATTGCTTAATGGATAAAGAACTAGCTCAACTAGAAGAATGGGCAGTTGATCTTATCAACAATTACGAAAAAGAACTGCTAATTACAGACCCTAAAGCTACCGAACATAAACGTATTAAACGTTTTTCTGGTGAGTTAGTTGCCAATCCAGAAGCTTACGCAGAGCTTTTGGAAATGGGTAGATCTAAAGGAATGACTGGTAAACAGTTAGTTTCAGCTATCCGTAGTATTGAGCAAAACTTGTTAGATGAAAGCAGTCGTGGTACTTCTATGTCACGTAAACAGCTTATGTCTGATGTTATTCACCATTTTTACGCACAACGTACAGGGGGTGATACTCTTAGAAGGCTAGGGCAAGCTGATCGCCAACAAGCTAGAGCAGCTCTTAGAGATATTTTTGGTCGATGGGGTAACGTACCTGAAAACCTAAAAAGTATGTTTAGAGCTGGTCACCTTAACAGTGACATTCTTAAAGGTGTTGAAGGTTTAGCGGCTGGTGATTTAGGAGCTACACAAGCTAAAGAATTTGCTTTCGATAAAGCTCATACTACTAAAGGCAAACTTGTTACTGGAACTGGTGAGGGTATTACTAATTGGCGTGATGCTCTTAACTGGATGGCACCGCAAATGGACATTCAAAGGTCTGAAGGTTTAAAAGCCCTTCAAGGTCTACAACCTTTGATGGATAAACTGGATGCTATTGCCGGTAACGTTTACACTGGTTTAGAAGATGCTGCTGCATTAAAAATTCGTAGAGATCTTTTTACAGCTAAAGCTGATCAAGTTCGGGAAGCAATTCGTGAACACTACAGACCATATCTTATTAAAGGTGGTAGTGTTAAGCTTAATGCAGCTGGATTAGGTGCTGGTGCCGGTCTCCTCAGTAACCCTGAAGCTATGGGCAAACTTGCCGCTGGTGATTATATGGGAGCTATACAAGCAGCCGGTACTGAAATGCTGGTCGGTACAGGTATTGAAATGGGTGTTCGTGCTCTTGGTCCTCGCGCTATGGCTGCTGCTGCTCCTGTGTTAAAAGGTGCTGGAGCTTTAGGAGCAGCTACAACTATACCTGAAGTAACGGCTAGAGTTCTTACAAAAGGTGAGCGTGGTGCTGGAGAAGTATTGGCTGAAGCACCAGGCGCTGCGGTTGCTGCAGGTTTAGGACCAGTCAGCCCTACATTAGGGTTATCAGCAGCTAATGCTCCTGTTGATCCTGAAGCTGTCGCCCAACGACAAGAATTAGAACGTAAAGCAGAGGAAGCCCGGCAACGTGGTGGTCGTATTTCTATTGGCGGTGGTAGTGTTAAGTTTACCTTACCTGAATTTGGATTATCCGAAATGCTAGGAGTTAATTAAAAACCTCTGTAAGCCCTTTCCACCCCTTCCACGCTAGATTGTACCTATGAATACTTTAGACCTCCTTAGAGGCGATTTTAAGCTGTTTCTACAGGCTTTGTGGACACAGCTTGATCTACCCAACCCTACACGTGCACAATATGCAATCGCAGACTATCTTCAGCATGGACCTAAGCGTCTTCAAATACAAGCTTTCCGTGGAGTGGGAAAGAGCTGGATTACTGGAGCCTTTGTTCTGTGGACGCTTTTTAATGACGCTGAAAAAAAGATCATGATTATTTCGGCATCTAAAGAACGTGCCGATAACATGTCCATCTTTCTACAGAAACTGATCATTGAAACACCATGGCTGGTGCATATGCGCCCTAAATCTGATGACTCCCGTTGGTCCCGCGTATCATTTGACATTAATTGCAGTCCACACCAAGCTCCGTCTGTTAAATCAGTGGGAATCACTGGTCAACTTACTGGTAGCCGTGCTGACCTCATGATCCTTGACGATATTGAAGTTCCTGGTAACTCAATGACGGAGTTGATGAGGGAGAAACTGCTACAACTGTGTACAGAAGCTGAGTCCATCCTTACACCCAAGGATGACTCACGTATTATGTACTTAGGTACCCCTCAGACTACCTTTACCGTCTATAAGCGGCTTGCAGAACGCTCTTACAAGCCGTTTGTATGGCCTGCACGTTATCCACGTAAGACAACACATTATGAAGGTCTTCTAGCGCCTCAACTGGTCGAAGACCTAGAGAATGGTGCTGATAAGTGGGACGTAACAGATGACCGCTTTGATAATGAAGACCTGATTGAACGTGAAGCGTCAATGGGTCGTAGCAACTTTATGTTGCAGTTCATGTTAGACACAAGCCTATCCGATGCTGACAAATTTCCTCTTAAATGTGCGGACCTTATCGTTACCTCTGTTAACCCTAAGTCTGCTCCTGAGTCCGTCATCTGGTGCTCAGACCCACAAAACGTTATCAAGGACCTCCCCACTGTCGGACTACCTGGAGATTATTTCTACAGTCCAATGCAGCTCCAGGGGGAATGGGGTGATTACGCTGAAACAATCTGCTCAATTGACCCGTCGGGTCGTGGATCGGATGAAACGACAGCAGCTTATATCTCCCAACGTAACGGTATCTTGTACTTGCACGAAATGCGTGCTTACCGAGACGGATACTCAGACAAAACATTACTGGACATTCTAAAAGGTTGTAAAAAGTATGAAGCAACTAAGCTTGTTATTGAAACTAACTTTGGCGACGGTATTGTTAGCGAGTTGTTCCGCAAACATCTCCAACAAACTAATCAAAGATGCGATGTTGAAGAAGTCCGAGCAACTGTTAGAAAAGAAGATCGAATCATCGATTCCCTTGAACCCGTCCTTAATCAACACCGACTCGTTATCGACAAGTCCGTTATCGAGTGGGACTTCCGGTCTAACCCCGACGAAGCTCCTGAAAAACGACTGATGTACATGCTCTTCTACCAGATGAGCCGTATGTGTCGTGAGAAAGGTGCAGTTAAACATGACGACAGAATTGACTGCCTAGCTCAAGGTGTCCAATACTTTACAGATGCTATGGGTATCTCTGCCCAGGAAGCAATCAAAGAACGTAAACGTATGGAATGGAATCAGATGTTAGCAGAGTTTATTGACGACCCTCAATCTTCTGCAAATCATATGGTTTTGGGTATGAATTACGAGCAAAGACAGCAAGCTAGAGGCGACACAAAGAACTCAGTCCCTAACTGGGTTTAGTTTAACCCCATCCGTATACAGGAGGAGGGAAGGGTGGACCCGACTTCTGCGAAGGAAGGAACTCGGCGGTTGTCTTAACGACAACCTTCCTCCTTCCTTCTTTTATCTGATGATTCGTTTCCGTACTCATCTTATAAATACTACCACCAACTACGTTAACCACCTCTTACATGTATCATACAGTATCATTAGTACATACCACCCCAGATGCTGAACAACTTATAGCCTATATGGCTCGTGTATCTAACCCTGATAACCAAGATAACCCCGAGTCAGAACGTTTGATTAGGTACTTGATTAAACATAAACATTGGTCACCCTTTGAGATGGTGAATATGTGCGTACAGATTGAGACAACCCGAAGTGTTGCTGCTCAAATCTTACGTCACCGGTCCTTTAGCTTTCAAGAGTTTTCCCAACGGTACGCTCAAGTGGCGGAACCATCGTTGATCCCTCAGTTGAGAAGGCAAGATACCAAGAATAGACAGAATAGTATTGATGATCTAGATTTTTATACCGTTAAAGACTTTACCGTCAAGATTAATAGCTTGTTTGAGCTTAGTGAGAGCTTGTATAATGAGATGTTGCAAGCAGGTGTAGCTAAAGAGTGTGCAAGAGACGTATTGCCCCTTTCAACGCCCACTAAACTTTATATGAACGGTACCCTGCGGTCTTGGTTGCACTATTGTGACCTCAGATGTGCTAATGGTACCCAATATGAGCATAAACTTATCGCAGATCAGGTTAAAGGCTTGATTGAACAAGAATTCCCCACTATTTACGCAGCTATGTTCTGTTAAACCCATGTTTTTACTTAATATGCTTGTCGTTGGACTGGTTGAAACCGGTCCCGACACTTTTCAACTGCAGTTACTGGCGGAAACCGGCGAGATCGTGGAGTATACGGTCTCAAAAAATGACAGAAATTTGTCTGACCTATCTTATTGAGAATGATTCTCATTATCCCCCATAGGGGGTGTCTCCCCGCTCGCTTCGCTCGCTCCGATAAGCAGTGCTGATCTGATAAGCAGTTCTAAACTGTGTGCCACTGCGCAAACCGGATGGCAGGGGGAGCGAGCAGCGCAGTGAGCGCAGCGAACGGAGTGCGAGCGGCAGTTAATGAGAACGATTCTCAAAACATCTGTCTGCGCATATTAGCGAGTCTTATCAATAATGATAAGCAGTGCTAATCGTAGAACGCTTGACATGCGCTGTGATCCGTGCAATACTATGTGTATTCCAACGGAGGTTACATGCGACTCATCGAACAACAAATGTGCAACGCAGTTATTAACAAGAATGACTGGCGAAAAGACAACACAGAGGTTATGTATTCTCCGTCACGTGATGTGTGCTGTGTATACTTGCACAAGAATCTTATTGCTACCATTGACAACAACAGCGTTGAGATCTATGATGGTGGTTGGCAATCTAACACCACTAAATCACGCCTCAATGCACTCATCAATGGGTTATGTGATGGTACAATGTGTGGAGTATTCCAGAAGAATTATGAGTGGTTCATTCATGATCACATCGACACAATCGAGTTCGAGCACGGTTACACTTTTTCCCGCGTAAACTGATGACAATGACACTTCAAGATTTCCTCGCTCAGTGTGATGATGCAACGCTTGATTACATTGACGAAAGTATTCTGCCTCATCTCATTACGATTGACAGGTTGAACAAAATGCGGGGACAAGTTGCTGAACTTCGTGAATCTATTGCTGAGGTAATTAATTGAGCAGAGTTAAACTCAAAGACTGCACATTCACGCTGCACGGTAAGCCAATCAAAACGCTGTTATGGTGCAACACGCAGAAGCGTGCTAAGCGTAACAAACCAGCTAAACTGAACGGTGTGCTGGTGTCTGAGGTGCAACCATTCCACGAGCTGTGACAGCTGACAAGGTGCACACTATCGCTTGACTTTTGCCTGATTCTGTGCTATGGTGTAACCATGATGAATAACAAAACAACCAATCCTTACGCTTCCTACATCCTCTCCAAGGGACGTGATCTTCCTGCTGTGCAGCCTTGCACTAAGCAAGTTCCTGCACGCTTTGCTGATCGTTTCTCTACCTACGAGGAGTATCAAGAAGCAGTGGCTGATTTTCTCAATGGCATGTGACAGCTAACAAGGTGCACACCACCGCTTGACTTTCCACCTAATCCGTGCCATACTTACAGCATGAACAAATCCAAAACCATCCGCTTCAACTCACAAGGTGTGTACGCTTCTGATTCTCGCCTTGCTAGCATTGCTGCTGAGTGCATCGCTGCCGAGCGTGCTGCTCTTGCTGCTCGTCGTGCTGCTCTTGCCGCTGGTGCTCAAGAGGGAACGTGGTTAGTCAATTACTAAACTGTCTACTACCTCTTGACTTTCCACTCATTCTCTGCCATACTTAGCTCATGACTTACACACGCACTCAACTCATCTCAGCACTACAGAACGAGTATGAGTATCTCATCCACGATGACTTCGACGCTGAGCATGACATGACAGCTGAGCAGCATTTAGAGTGGTTGCGTACGCTTCCTGTTGAAGAGCTAGCTACTCTGACAGAAACTGACGACGCCTACACTATCGACGAGTTCATGCAAAACCACGGTTGATCGTTACACTGAGCGCTTACGAGCGTTCACTGTAGCTATCATTGCTACTTATTCACTTCATTTCACATACACACATGCTTCGCAATCAACTCATCGAACTCCGTCCTTCTGATGCTGTCGATGTTATGTTTGCCAATCCTTTGACTGGTTCTGTTGAGATTCTCTTCCAAACTGGACACGCTTACAAGTACACCAACGTGTCACGTCGTGCCATCGTCAATCTCATTCTCAATCCAAACATGTCGCTTGGGTTCTGGATCAATGAGAACCTGGTAGGTGCTAACCGTACTGTATGCAAGTCTCAGGGTATGCTTGCACCTGAACTTGCCAAGCATTCTTGTTACTCACTGACTGCTGCTTGATGTTTACCTTGAGGGGATTCGTCCCTTCAATGTAGACTTCACGTCTACGTTTTATTCACCTCATTTTACATTCACATGTTCTTTATTCCTGCTGCTCGTAACACCATTAAGTCCACTTCTATCGAGCAACTTGAGATCTCGCCTGCAACTAATCAGGCACTCGTTACCTACAAAGG